CAGCATCTGAGGATACGTTAATCAAATCCCAGTCAATGTGCTTCACTGCCATTGGCAAAACTACATCACTAGGGAAATACCCCGGGTTAGCAGTTTCACGTATTTGAACAGTAATACCATTCTTCGTGTTTGGTGATGATTTTTTTCTAAACCAAAGATCAATTTTATCAGTAAATATATAAGAAGAACCTTCACCCACTACCGGATCGACTTGGAATGTTTGTGCTAAAGGATCCATGTGAACTTTTGTTTTAATTGTTCTATCAGTAATAAATATTGACTCTTCAACATCAAAGTCGGCTTCTCTTATTGATGTGCCTACTTGAGTTTTGCTTATAGCAAAATTATAAGCATGATATGTCTCTCTTGCAAATGACGTTCCTGCTGATTCAATACTATCAAACTGAGGGGAATCAGAAAGCGTTATCGCTCTATCACCCACATAGAATGATTCTCCAGGAAGATCGAACACTGCAAAAAATTTACCGAACTCGTCAGTGTAAATAGCACTTCCTTTCGGTGCAGATGCGTAAACATCATCTGCTTTAATACTTCTTCCGCCATTTTCTTGAATAATATCACTTTCGTAAACAGCACCAGGAGAAGTATGATTGTTCACTGGCAATCCATCGAAATAAATGTAATGTCTTGTATTAGGTCTCAACCCTGCAACATATATCTTAATTGACTTAGGTGTCATGTATGGTTTCAATGAGAAGTCAGTTACAAAATTACCTAAATCTGCTTGAACGAGGTTGTCATTAACAACAAGTTCCTGACGATGAGTTGTATCTTGATAAGTATCAAATTGCCAACCCTTTCTAGTATTTCCGATTCTTTCTTTGCGAGTACTAGTCAATACAGACGTTGTCGTATCGAGTGTAGTAGGATACATTTCATTCATATTAACTAATAGGTCTTCTGCGAACCCATACAAATCAATTTCAATGTTAGCGTCAGGATTTTGTGTAACATCAAACGATGAATCGAACTGAGGTGCTATTTGCATATTACCTCTAAAGTTCCAGAAGTTAGATGCCAAGTTTCTAAAGTTAGTTGCATTCTCTTGGAACAATAATGTTTCTCTTTCAACAGAAGATAGTGTTGTCACATTATCAAATGTTGTTACGTTTGATGAACCATCTACTTTTAAATCAATAGGCATTTGTTTTATTGCTGGTGCAAGAATTGCTCTACCGGGATGAATAGACGATCTGAAATCACCATTCGTCACATCAGCAACATCGAAATTTTTAAATTGATCAACAAGAATACCATTCTTGAATCTATTATTGCCGTTTGCATCAGGAATAAATCTATTTTGTGTTGATTGCTCAAGTATCGACATTGCTAATATTTCGTTACTTATGCTAACACGGCGATCCAACCTTTCAATGTCCTGCATAGTAAAGTTTCTAGTCGTGTTTCTTTTAACTTTAAGCGCATTTGCATTTGATGTTGTTAAATCATTAGCGGGAACATATATGTCTGCGATTCCAAATGTAGTATCTGAATAATTACGTATAGGATTATCAGAAGGTTGACCTTTAACTATCACAAAGCTTTGCGCAGCATCGATTGCTAATGTATCAATACGTCCTAAAAAGTATTCTTGATCGCCAGTTACAACACTGTTATTTGATATTGATGGTACTGCTCTATCAGGATCAAATTGCAATGACTGTGTTGTTACAGGCGCAGAATTTCCCGCTTCAGTAAAATATTGTGTAGAACTATCTGCATAAGGTCTGAAATCATAACAATTCAATGTATTATATGTTACGCCGTTTCTTGCCTCAAATGGTTTTACTATATCTGCCGCATTAGTAACGCCAGAGTAACTATTCGCTGTTAAGTATCCACCATTCACAATTCGTTTAAGAGCAATTGCATTGACTCTAATAGGTGTGACATCAGAATCAAGTGATTGACCTTGTCTAAGTTTTATATAAGAAATCCCGTAATATCCATCTTTTGCATTAGTGACCAAAGAAAATTTACTTGTTATATCAACCCAATTGCCGGCTGTTTCTTCATACTCAACTTTGTTAAGTCTTATGCAGTTCGGTAACCCAAGGTTGCCATAATTAGCAACTTTGTTAAATGTACTCGATAACCAAACTGAAATATCTTCTAAAGTATCATGTGTCGTACCTGATACTGTAGCATTGTAATATATGTGTCTTAATAACTTGCCTGCAGGGAAGTTTACTTGAATAGAGTTTGTGCCTGACTGAACTGAAGCGCCGGTTGCTTCAACATACTCATTAGCAGTCGTAATACCAAAGATGCCTCCGGATGAAAGTGATGATTCAACGATAGGTGTTTTTGTTACATCACCTGAAACAATTTGATCAATCTGAACTTCGCCGCCATTATCGTCTGTGTCTATCTCATTAGCATATGTTCTCAACTCTCTTTGTGTGAACACTGTGTTTTCAATACTTTTCATTCCCTCACGTCCGGTGCGGAATAACATAGTTGATTGATTTGCAAATGTGATATTGCTTATTTCGCTTGTTGCGATGATTTCAGTTTTTATAGGTGCAGATGCAGATCCGATATACCCAATGTTGTCATATCTATTAAATGCATTGTTTCCTGAATCATCAGTGTCTTTTGTAATACCATAAACGTAAATTCGAACTTTGTTTGCACCTACTGGCTCAATGTTTCTAATTGAACACGATCCTATTGGCGTTTGTGTGGATACATCATTTGCATCATAGTTTGTCGCATATAAGTTATATCTTGTTTTGAAGTCAAATGGTTCAAAATCAGTGCCTGATGCAGACACATCAACTGTCAACCACGCACCATATTCAACACCTGTTGCTTGCCCAATTTTTTTGTTTGTTGTTGTCGGCGGAGTAATTTCTAATTTTTGCGTACCAACAGTTGATACTTCGTACCCAAACGCATATGCAGTTCCCGGTCCTACAGCAGCAAAGAACTTTCCAGTATCTTCATCTTTCTCAGTTGTTACTTTAAATCCTTTTACAACATAATTCCCAGATTCATGATTTGTTCTTTTTGCTAACTCCTGCTTAACGGAATTGAATTCTGTTTCGCCACGAACAAAAACAGTTTCACCCTTTTCGATTCTCAATAGAGCAAAGAAATCTTTTGGTCGTGTTGTGGTTGTATAAACTGCAAGTTTCGGTTCTAATTTTAATCTATCTGCGCCAGGAGCATTTTGATTATTGAAACCTTGTGCATTATCTAATAGCGATACATCTAAAGCGGAGTCAACAATACTTTCTTCAATTGTAAACCCGATAGAAATATTATCAGGATTTGGCGTATACTTAGATGCAATAATCAATTGTTCAGCAACAAAGTTAAAGTGTCCATTTTGATAAATGATACCACTAGTAACATTTACAGCGAGAGATTGCCCTACATTATCAACAGTGCCATCTGTGGCAGTAGATGTTGCCGCTGTTACAGAAGTTACAGATGTCTCAACTCCGTCTTGTTCTCGAGTAATAGATAATAATTCACCACCAACAAATTCTTTGTATTCAACTCCAGTTTCTGATGAAAGACTAGATAGCAAATATTTAATAAAGAATGTTTTAAGATTAGGCGCATCAGTTTGGAATCCGTTGGCACCCGCAACAATCTTCGCTCGTAATTTTGATGTTTGACCAGTAAGGTAATATGAAACCTCATCAGTTGAGGCATAGATTGTCAAATCTGTAATTGCTGATTGATCGTTAATTTTAACAAATGAAACTTTTTTATCGACAGTCGGGTTCACACCTTCAATGATTGTACCATTCTGATACACATTGTTACCAAATCTTTCAATCTGATTTTGAAGGATTGATTGCAGTTGAGTTAACTCTCGTGCTTGCACCGCTCGTGCGGGTTTAAACAATACACGAACATATTGTTTTGTTTCATCGTAATCATCATGATACGGTGCGATATTTAATTCTGTATTAATGCCCATTTAATTTACTCTTTCCTTTAGAAGTCGAAAATAAGTTTTACTTTTTCTTTAGATGTATTGTTTCTTGTGATAGGATCAAAATCAACAAAGTGCAACAATTCACCTGAATATGGTTGATATAATTCTTGTGTAACACTATTTATTAATGCTACATATGTACTACTAACAGATTCTTTTGTTTCTTTAATTATGACAGGAACAACGGCATCAACTTCAAATCCTTTACTCCCTGTGCTTTCAGTATCAACTAAATATAATATTGTAGAATCATCAATACCGTTACCTGTAGTATCAACAGTTTTAACTTCATGAATGATACCAGAGGCAGTTTCTCCTGCAGCATTTGTCTGAGACACATAAAACCCAACATCAACAACTGCAGTATCTGTTAATACTTGATTATCAATCTGTAGTCGCTCTCTGTTATCAAATGTTTCTGGTAACGGCATAACTTGTCCGCCATCAGTTTGCACAGGTTGCGATGCAACAAATACTGACCCGACAACATATTCAACACCTGTTGTTCCTGCCGCAGTGTTCCAATTAGATTGTTGATCGCCTACTCCCAAATTTGTTATTCTGTATTTGGATGTCGCAACAATATTTGATGTCCCAATAACCTGAAACAGAGGATTTTTCACAACACCAATCTTAGTGTATGTATTTGTATCAGGAGTGTTTGTTGTTATGTCGCTGATAAATGTTGTTACAGTTGACACCCTACTCATAAACAATTCATGTACAGGATCTGATCCGTGTCCGCCTTCTGGAGAGCAAATAACACGAAGTGTTGAATCAGGCAATGCCTGTGATGCCAATACACCTGGTTGAATTATTGTTGCCTCTGCGTAAAAATACCCGCTGCCTTTAGTGTTAAATTTTATATCAACCAATTCACCTTGAGAGTTTACAACTCCATACGCAATTGCCTGTGTACCCGTCTCAACATTAGGTGCAGATATTTCAATTTTAGGCAACAGTTGTGCTTGCTTTCCGAGTAATGAATTAATAAATGCCGCAGCATCAGAAATGCCATCAACAGAAATAGTTAATTCAATGTCACGATTGTCAGTTCCGGCAAATGCAGGGCTATTACTATTAACTATGTCATACACATTAGAATTACTTGTGCGGAGATATAATCCTCTATATGTATCAACTGTTGACTTCGGTTCATTCAGCGCAGTTACAGTGACCTGGAATCTGTTTGATGATATTGTTTGTACTTGTTTTATAGTCACGGCAGACGGATCATCTCCGGGCGATGTTATATATGAACTAAATGCGCCACCAGGGACTGCTTCAATCAATATATCACTTATTCCTTGCTGAGCATTCGAGATGGTTAAGTCATTTTTAACGTATGGCAACAGTGTGTTTGTTCCGAACAATATATATTCTGCAGGAGGAACAGAAAATAAGTATTTCCAAATATATCCATCACTAACTGTGGTTTCAAAGTTTACTGACTCTTGAGTTGTTGATGGTTCTTGTGTCGATGCCGCACCGTTATTATTTCGAATGCATTTGAAAACTTTATATGATGTTTCGTTGATAGGTCCATCAAGAACAGTAACATAAAAGTTTTTAGTGCTCATATCTTGTGTATCGTCAAACGAGTCATACACAGTGCCTGTCGACCATGGTTTTATGTTAAACATATATCTAACATCGTCTGTGGTTATTCTGTTACCAAAAATAACCCTGCGCTCAAAATCCCGTATTTCCTTTTGACTATTAGAAATAGTGTTGTTCTTTGAATAGGATGATCCCATGATATAATAATCATTGCTCGCCATATCCTCGAACGATTTGACGAACTCGTTTGATGTTTCGATCCTAAAATTTTCAGTTACAACCTTTGCCATGTAAAAACTTTCCTAAGTGTTTGTTTTATTTATATACTATTAATCAAAATCTACTATAGTGTTTGAAGGCAATTCGACAATTGCTGCCAACAATGCAGGAATAAATTTTGCACCTGTTAATGCGCCTCCATCATTTTTTGCTTCAAACACTGAACCTTGTGAATATGTATCAGTGCCACCAAGTGCATCCCATGCCGGATCATCGCCTGCAACAGATCCCATATCAATAACTTGATACGTAGTTCCTACATCTAAACTACCTGCATTCACAATTAATGTCTCTGTTGGTGTGTTAATTGTAATTGTCGGTGCAACAGTATATCCAGTACCTGCATTAGTAATCGTAATTTTCGAAACACGACCGTCTCTAGTTATCGATGCTGTTCCTTGTGCTGTTGTTCCAGATGGCGGAGCACTAAATGTGACAATAGGAGGTACAACATAACCCACACCTTGATTTGTAATTTCAACTTCATCAACGCCATCACCATCTAGCGTACATGTTGCTAGTGCATCATACATTGAAGCATACGTGCTAGGACCACCATTTTCAATCATTAATTCAATTGTCTGGAAATTGAAAACGTCAACATTTTGCCCCGGAGGTTGAAAAGGATGTTGAAATGATTTTTCAACTGAAGAAGCATTGTTTATAAGATGTTGAATTAAACTTTGAATACGTGTGTCAACTGCTGCATCACCTGTTGTGCCGTTGCCCACATAACCGGCCATTTGTGTTGCTTCGTTAGGTGCATCAACAACATCAGTTCCATTAGTAAGCACAATATCAATGTACATGTTTCCTGTATTGTCTCGTTGCCTAACTACCTCATAAAGTAAAGGCGCTTTTTCTTGTAGCAAACCAGTAACGTACCACACGTACATTTCATTTAATGTTTGTGTGATGACTTCAGGAGTTGCCCTAAGCAATACTTCTAATGATGTTGGAGTTTTCACAACAGTAGAATCAACTGCACAAGTAACATCATTATTTGTAGAGATCATAGGTGTTCCGAAGAACTTAGTTCCTGCAACATGTACAACATCCTTCAATGTGTTTTCATACACTGTAGGATCTAATATTGTTGATACATCATATGAATACTGTTGATAATAATGATTATCATGTATGTATCTATTGTTGTCTGATAGATGTGAAGTTGTGGTTGCCCATCGACCTTCTGTGATTCCCGCCTGAGTAACATCAGCCTTTGCTAGTCCAACAACATTACCATACTTTTCTGTATTTGTTTCGTCATTGTTTACTAATGAAAGTTGTTCACCGGATTCATATCTAAACCCTGATCTAGTAATATCCACATCAGTAATACGACCCGCCAGATAATCTGATCGACCTTCAACTACTGCGTTTTCACCTAAGGGTGAATACGAATCAGAACTCAATCTTTTTATTGATGTTATCGATAAACTATTTCCCGCTATTTGTATTGCACTTCCGCCTACCCTGAAAGGATAAAAACTTAATTGTTGAAATAGGAATGCATCGTTTTCTGTGTCAACACCAATCAATTTTCCTCTG